ATCCTGTATTTACTGAACCACCACCGTTTAAAGCATATGATGCTGTTAAAGCATATGATGCGCTTAATGCTGAATTAGCTACTGAAGCAGATTCAGCAAATGAAGCTGTTCCATTTAATGAACCAGTTATTCCACCTGTAAATACCCATGAACCACTATATTGAGCTCTAATATTTCCAGCACCATCAGCTAATATAATATTATTTGATAATCCTGCAGATAAACTAGCAGTAGTTCTACCTATTACAGTATTGTGACTACCAGTTGTAATTCCTAAACCTGCAACAGTACCTATAAATGTATTATGTACACCAGTAGTTAAATTACTTCCAGCTGAATTTCCTAAAGCAGTATTAAACTGTCCAGTTGTAGCAGATTGTAATGCTCCATGTCCTGCAGCTGTGTTAAATGAACCTACATTATCAGCAGCACCAGTAAGTACTCTTAATGCCCAACGACCAACTGCTACGTTACATACTCCACCATTATTTAGACTTAATGCTTCAGTACCTATTGCTGTATTAGCGTTATCAGATGATCCAGAAGCTCCAGCATTTATTCCTACAAATACTTGATCCGCAGATCCCACTATTCTAGTACCATTTACAGTAGTAGCTGTTAATGAACCTGATACTCTTAATGAACCACTAAATACTGCAGGACCTATATTTGTAAATGTTGCACTACCTGATACTGTTAATGATCCTGTTATTGTTTGATCACCATTAAATTGATTTGAACCAGTTGTTGCAAATGATCCAGTATTAATCGCTATTCCAGGTGCGTATGATGCTGATAATGCTGTTGTAGCAAATGAAGATGATACAGCAAATGATGCTGTTCCATTTAATGAACCAGTTACACCACCATTAAATGTAGCTGAACCTGATACTTCTAAACCATCAAATACTTGAGTTAAACCTGAAGATGAAACATGTAATGATGTTCTTCTAACTGTTACACTAGTACCAGTACCAATAGCAAATGCTGTGTGTATAGGATCACTTAATGATAAACCAGCTGAACTAGTTACAGCATTATTATAACCTAATAAAGTTATTGTATTTTCACTAAGATTTGAAAGTGAACTAGTAACTCTTAAATTACTTCCTATAATTAATGAATTACTAAGTTTTCCTATACTGTTTGATGAACCACTAATTAAAAAATGTAAACCACTTCCAAATATTACATTACTTTGAAGAGTATTACTTGCTGGATTATTTAAATTATATGTTTGAATTTGTCCATACAAAATATTATTAGAAACTGTAGTAGAACCTGATCCAGATGTATTTAAAGTAAATTGAGATGAAATTTGATTTTGACTAATACTAAGTAATGATCCACTTGATATATTAACCTGAAATTGATTTCCACCTATATTTGAATTACTAATATTAACAGCTGAACCAGTAGTTCTACTAGGATCAGTATTAGTAACAACAACTGAAACTCCAAGAGTTGCTCCATTAATAGCAGGTAAAACTGCAATTGCACCAGCAGCTCCTGAACCTGTAGCTCTAGGTAAACTTTTTACATCATTATTATTACCAACAAATCCCCATAATGTATTTCCTGTAGTTTGACCATTTACACCAGCACTAGTTAATGATATTCTATTATTAGAACCTGATATTACAAATGAAGCTGTAGATGTTGTAGTAGTATTACCTTGAAATAAGTTACCTCCAGTACCTCCTGTTGCAGATGCTGAATGTTCATTTATATAAGGAGTTAATGATAATAAAGAAGCAGTTAGCATAGTTGGTTCTAAATAAACCGAACCAGAAGCAAATTTATTTATAACTCCTAATGAAGTTACTACATTAAGTGAACCTGATATTCTTTGATTGCCAATAAATTGATTAGAACCAGTTGTTGCGAATGAACCAGTATCGATTGGTGCTGGTGATGGTGCATATGATGCTGATAATGCTGTTGTAGCAAATGATGCTGATATAGCTACTGATGAAGTAGCATTTAATAAATTTGTATTTGGATTATATGTTAAATCATTATCGCCTTGTAATTGACCATATTTGTTAGTACCATCAACAAATGTAACATAATGTGTAGCATTAGCTGATGTATTTTGTACATAAGCATTTGCACCACTTACAGCATATGAAGCAGATAATGCATTTTGTACAAATGATGCTGTTTCAGCCGTATTAACATAAGATGCTGTTGTTGCAGTTGCCGCGCTTACTGCACGTGAAGCTGATACTGCAAACGATGATGATAATACTGACATTGATCCTGTATCATTGTCACGAACGAATTTAACTTCAGATCCTGCAAATCCACCCATCCAATAATCGCCTGTAGCATTCCATAATAATGAACCTGTTCCTTCAGGAGCAACTACATCATAAACATATATACCAGCATCTCCTATTGTACGATTAGCATTTAATTCAATTATACGATCACCAACAACTAATATTGATGATGATATTACAACTTCTGAACCAGAAACATATAAATTACCTGATACAATTAAATTACCATTTACGGTTTGTTGACCGTTGAATATATTAGAACCAGTAGTTGCAAATATAGTACTATCTTTACCATCTAATAAGTCTGCATTTGCAGCGTATGATGATGATACAGCGTTTAAAACATAAGATGCTGTAATAGCAGTTACTGATGAATCGGCACGTGATGCAGATACAGCTCTAGATGATGATTCAGCATTTAATACATAACTAGCTGATTGTGCATTCTGAACATAACTTGCAGTTAAAGCTGTTACTACATAACTAGCAGTTGCTGCCGTTGCAGCTGAATCAGCACGTGAAGCAGATACAGCACGAGAAGATGATTGTGCATTTAATACATAAGAAGCAGTTGTAGCAGTATTAGCAATCGAAGCTGTAAATGATGAACTAACTGTTCCTTTAACATTAGAACCTGATACATACGATGCAGTTAATGCTGTTACTACGTATGATGATGTATAAGCATTTTGTGCTACTGATGATGATATAGCAAATGATGCTGATTCTACAGTACCTGATAAAAATGAAGCGGTTAAAGCATATGATGCAGTTATTGCGAATGAACTAGTTGCTGATTGACCAGCTACATATGATGCTGTAGTAGCAAATGAAGCGGTAGCAACCGACATTGAACCTGTTTGAGCTGCTACAATTACTGAATCGATTAAATCATCGTTAAATGCACGAACTGCTTCTGGTGTGATTAGATTACCATTATTATTAATATAGGTTGAATCTGATTCTGTTTGTAATTGTGCTTTGTTTAATATTGCCATCGCTTATGAAAATGCTTGTGAAAATCCGTCTGAAAATGCTCTACCATCGTATCTACCAGTGATATTGCCTATACCTTGGTTAATTAAATAACCTTTATAATTTGTTTTTTTATAAGTACCATCTAAATCTAATACTGTTTGTCTACTAGCACGACCAATTGCTAAACATAGTGTTGTTTTACCCTGTTTGCCTA